CCATTCGTCGCGGAAAAAAGAAGGATGGTTATCCTCCTTCGTATTTTGCTGATGCGTTTGAGTACACGCAGCCGAGGCGTAATAGTCGTGGTTGTGGCGACGTAACCGTTATTAACCAGAACACTGGCGAGGTAAAGAAAGTTCCGGCTGATGAAGTCACGCGTGTGTATCAGCATTATCGTGGACAGGCTGGTGGGCGCTATGCTTTGCGTACAGATCGTATTGATCTAGCCGAAGAAAGCGCGTAATGGTCAGCGAAGAAACGGAAGAGAAGTATTTTGGCGAGGACGCTAAGCAAAGCATCCTAGAAATGGCCAAACGACCTATTGCTCTGCTGACTATTGCCCAGTCGCATGGCATTCCACCATCCACGCTTGCTAATCGCGTAGAAGAAGAGGACGAGTTTGCCCTCGCGTTTCAGAAAGAACGAGCAAACATTCAGTCAAAGATCATTGATCAGGTGATGGAGAAGGGTGATGGTGATTGGCGCATGTGGTTCCAAGTCGCAGAGCGCCTATTTCCCAGTGGTTACGCCAAAGAAAAAGCCAACACGATTAAGATTGAGGCTTCAGCGTTTGATTGGAACCAGTTGGGCCGCTTGACGGAGAAGGATCTTCCAAAGCGCGAAGTCAAGCACATCGAAGCAGAAAGCGTAGAAGTCAATGACTGAACCATTCGACACGAATCGTGACCCGGGCGACGAGCAACCGCCCACTAAGGGCAAAGATTATTACCTCGTACTAGACAAAAACGGATGTCTGGATATCCCAAACGATCAGGAAACTGATGTCTCGTCAGATTGACGCACAAGAAAAACGCCGCAAACCCAAAGCCGGATCCAAAGCACGACTCGTCAACGATCTTCCAAATGACCAGTTTGACCTCCGAAAAAAAATTCTTTTGGATCCCGATTGGATTTACCCAAATCTTCTGGGAATGCAGCCGTGGAGCAAACAGTGGGAAGTAATCCGTAGCGTCAGAGACAACAAGCGCACCGCTGTACGCTCATGTCACGGCTCCGGCAAGACGGCTGTTGCCGCCGCCGTCGTCCTAGAGTTCATGCTACAAGGGCCATGCCGAGTGATCACTACTGCCCCAACGTGGTCGCAGGTTGAACAGTTGCTCTGGCGAGAGATCGCGCAACGTCATCGACATATTGATCCCGCCTTCGGAAAACTCTTCAAGACGCAACTTGAAATAGCCCCAGACTGGTTCGCCATCGGACTCTCCACTGATACTCCGGAGCGTTTTCAGGGCCACCACGCCCCCAGAATGCTGCTGGTAGTTGATGAGGCGAGTGGTGTAGATGACGCTATCTACGAAGCCTCCGAAGGATTCCTTACCGCCGAAGGCGCACGCGTCCTCCTTATCGGAAACCCGACCCGTACTGCTGGAACGTTCTACCGAGCGTTCAAACCAGATTCTGGATGGCATAGAGTACACATTAGCGCATTCGACACGCCGAATTTTACGGGCGAAGAGGTACACGAAAACGCAGCACGCGCCCTCGTCACACCAGAATGGGCAGCAGACGCAGCAACACAGTGGGGGCTAGACTCGCCCGCTTACAAAATCCGCGTACTAGGAGATTTCGCGGAAACAACGGGCCGCCAATTCTTCCAATTCCTACAGAACCTCGCCTATACCGACCCCAAGAAGAAGGGGCGCATGCTGGGCCAACCCGTAAAAGGTGGAACCGTCCGCTTCTACGACGACACAAGCGGCCCAATCAAGATCTATCATCACCCAGTCAAAGATCGACGCTACATCGTCTTTGCCGACGTAGCCGGAAGTGTTACAGAAGACAATTATCAGGCCCGCGTAACAAATTATGACTCAACTGATGGCTCTGACTACGCCGCCGCAGTCGTAATTGACGCAGAAAACGGTCAAATCTGTGCCGAATACCACGGACGCCCAGCACTAGACGAGTACGCAGAAGAACTAGGCCGCATCGCACACACATACAACAAGGCACTACTAGCCGTAGAGCGAAACAGCATGGGACAAGCCGTCCTACTCATGCTAACCACAACATACAACTACCCAAACTTGTACAGGCCAAGGCATATGAACAGCACAATGCCATCAATGGACAAGAAAATTGGCTGGTCTACCAACTCTGCTACTAGGCCACGCATGCTTAGCGCACTACAAGCCCAGATCCGTGATCATCCAGAAACAATCTGCAGCGAACGCCTAATTGACGAGTTGCGCACGTTTGTATACGACAAGCGTGGACGCGAAGGCGCTGATTACGGGTGCCACGACGACATGGTAATGGCCGCTGGCGGAGCATTCGCCGTTATGCAAGAAACGATGTACAAGCCAATTGACCTCAGGCCGCAGCGGCGTAGCAGATCTACTACAACCATCACAAAACGCGCACCACGCGTCTGATAAAGTTAAAATATGTCTGAAAGTACTCCAGCATGGCAGCGCAAAGAAGGAAAGAATCCTTCTGGTGGTCTAAATGCTGCTGGACGCGCGGCGTACAACAAGGAGAATCCCGGAAAGCCGGGCCTAAAGCCGCCAGTAAAGCGTGCGCAGGCAGCGCGTTCTCCACAGCACGCTGCTCGTAGGCGTTCTTTCTGCAGTCGCATGAGTGGTATGAAGAAAAAGTTGACCAGCGCAAAAACAGCAAAAGACCCTAACAGCAGGATCAACAAATCGTTGCGTGCGTGGGACTGCTAGTCCGTAATAGTACTGATATACTTTTAAACTATGTCGGGAAATCTTCCACCTACGAATTATCAGAAGTTGGTTGCAAAACTTCGTGCTCGTGGAGTCCGCGATCCGAAAGCCCTTGCTGCTAGCATTGGAAGAAAGAAATACGGCAAAGCAACTTTTCAAAAAATGGCCGCAGAAGGCCGGAGGAACAAGTAATGGCAACTCGCCCCGCCCCGGCCAGCCGCAACAAGAGCGGTAAGGCTGCAAACAAGAAGACTGTCGCGAACATGAACAAGATCAACAAGACTGTTCAGTCCGCAACGAACAAGATGGGCGCTCGCCCGTCTGCCGTTAAGAACTTCCTTAAGAAGTATTCGCAGGGGATGCGATAATGGCCATCATGCCGCCCGCTGAAGGCGCTCCGATGCCCGGCCCCGCTATGGGCGCTCCCGGTATGGAGCCCGCGCCCGCTGCGCAGATGATGGCCCCGCTTGCAATGCTCGCTCAGCAGCAGCAGCAGGCAGTTGCGGCCCAGCAGCAGCAGCAGATGATGATGCGCGAAGCAATGAAGCAGCAGATTCTGCGCCTTGTCAGCATGATGCCGATGGCGAATCCCGCTGGTGTCGCTGCTCGTACTGAGCCGCTTCCTCCGTCGATGGGAGAGAACGATATGTCTCCGGATGAGAACGAGAACGCCATGGGTGACATGGCTGAAGATCAATCTGAGGAGATGATGTCGTAATGCCTATCAACAATTTTCAAGCCAAAGACGCTTCGCTACCGTCCTACACTCGCGCAGTAGCAATTACCGCAAACGATTCGACTGATCTTGTTGAAACGACACGCGCAATTGTTGTTGATCACGCTTCGTCTCAGCATGCTAACGTGAGCGTTATTCTCAAGGATGACACCACTGCTGTCACAATTCCGATTCGCGTTGGTCTTGCTTTCCCGATTCGCGCAACGCGCATTCGCGCGACTGGCACCAATGCTAGTTCGATTGTTGCTCTATACTAAATCTTGTGATTGAAGGCGACCAGAGAGAACTACTCGTACGCTTTAACAAGTGCTTTGATGCGGCTAAAGCGCCCCATCAGACACGCGTAACAAAGTACGAGAAGTGTGACGACGCGTACAACGCTGTCCTGCGTCCCCGCGATGACGATTGGCAGAGCGACCTTCACCCTCCGTACGTTATGCAAATCGTGGAGTTGCTTGCCAGCAACATGATTGACGAGAATCAGCGGGCCAAGGTACTTTCCTCGCAGCCCGCTAACGACGAGTCCGCCAATCTGCACGAGCACCTGTTGAATCAGCAGCGCGAGGCTGATCGATATGGCGAGAAGTTGGTTCCATTCGTACTACAGGCCCTAATCCGTGGCTTCACGGTTGCCAAGGTTACATGGCGCGAAGAATGGCGCAAGGTAAAGCAGCGTGATTTCCAGCCGTCGCCGTTTGGCTCGCAGATGATTGGAAAAGTTACGGAGACTCGTGTCCCGTATCGTCAGCAGCCCGGCTTTGTCGTTATTGACGCTAAGCAGTTTTTGTGGGATCCGACGGCGTCGTCCATTGATGATGCTGCTGATGTTTTTCACATTACTTACGAGACTAAGAAGAGTCTTGAGAGAAGTGGTATTTACGAGAACATTGATCAGATTGTTGCTGGCGCTTCGTCCGAGTTTGAAGGGACGAACCCCAATAAGCGCAAGGGACGTATTGAGGTCATTGAGTGGTGGCGTCGTGAGGGCGACGAGATTTACCTGACGACTGTTGCCAATCGCGGAACGATTATCCGCGACGAGTGCAGTCCGTTCTGGCATGGCGAGTTCCCGTTCGTAACGGCGTCTCCGATGCCTAGCCTATTTGAACTTAGCGGCCACAGCGTTGTTGAGATGATTGCCGATATTCAGGCAGCATTGTGGGAAATGCAGAATCATCGCATCGACAATACTCGCTTCATGTCGAACGCTGCTGTCTTTGTTGACCCGTCTGCTGAGCAGCAGGACTTTCGCCTTATGCCGGGCGGCATTCTTCGCGCCCGCCCAGATCAGATCCAACCGTGGCAGCCGAACACCAGCATCATCTCGCCTACGGTGCAGGCTGAGGAATTGCTGAAGGGTGATTTGCAGAATCTCAGCGGCGCTGTGGCGTACTTGAGTGGTGCTTCTAACTCGCAGATTGATCAGACCACCGCTACGGGTGTAAGCATCATTCAGAACATGGCGACTAAGCGCATTATGCGCATGAAGCAGCAGATCCTGTTTGCGCTCAAGCGCGTTGGCGAGCAGCAGATTGCGCTAAATCAGCAGTTGCTGCCGCCCAATGTTGCAATTCGTATTGATCGCGGCGCTGCCGGTATTGAGTGGAAGGCGGCCAACCCGGCAATGCTGCAAGGCAAGTACGAGTATGTTGTCGAAGACGCAGCAGAATCCCTTATTCGTCAGGAGAAGCGTGCCGAAGCACTGGCTAAGGCTAATTTCCTGACTGCCAATTACATGCTTATGCAGCAGGCTGGCGTCACTCTTGACCTGAGGAAGGTCGTTGAGGATGTCACCGAAGCGTTTAGCGAGGAGCCCACCAAGTACTTTAAGGAAGAGGCTCCCGCTCCGATGCCCGCCCCGCAACTGGTCGGCGGTGGAGGGGCGGCAGCGGCACCGACACCCGAAGCGATGGCTGCTGGGGGCGGACAGGGCGGTATGCCTGTTTCTGCTCCTGAGGCTGGCGCTGAGGCCGGTGCCGCTGTGCCGCCTCCTGAGGCCGCATGAGCACACTTCTTGACTCTATTCTGAGTCAGACAAGTTGGATTGCCGTAGAGGAAGAGTTGCAGATCCGGAAGGATTTGCTTTTGCGGCAAATGGTGTACGATAATCTTAGTTACGAGGATTACTTGCGACTAAGTGGCGAGATCAAAGGACTTGATTTCGTTCTCAAACTAAAGTCAAGGAGACTTACCAGTGTCTGACGATGACATCTTCATGGAGACCATCCGAGCGGCTAACGCCGAAGAGGATGAGGGCGACCAGCCCATTGAAGAAGAGGCCCCTGTTGAGGAAGAGTTCGTAGAGGAAGATCCCCGCGTTTTTGCTGGCAAGTACCAGTCGGCTGATGATCTTGAGAACGCGTACCTTGAATTGCAGCGCAAGTTCCACGAGTCGCGCCAGCCTGACCCTGAGCCTGAGGTACAGCAGCCTATTGCTCCTGCGTACTTTGGTAGCGAGCCTTCGACTGAGGCTGAGGTTGTTTCGTTTGCTGAGCAGGATCCGACAAACGCAGCGATGTGGGTTATCAACAATGCTGATCGTCTTCCCGATGATCTTGCAAACGCTGTGCTTGAGCATTGGTGGGCGCAGAAGCCGTGGGAGGCTACGCAGTATTTCATGGAGCAGCGTCTCGCTTCTGAGCGCGAGCAGTTGTCGGACATGACGATGCCGCTTGTTGAGCAGCACGAGCGTGCCGTCATGAGCGAAGCGTACGACATGATCGTTGACGCCATCCCAGATTACGATGAGTATCAGGCTCGCGTTGAACAGTTTATTGACGAGCGAGACGTTAGCGGAATCATTCCCATTGGTAGTGAAGGAGACCCGGTTGCGCTCGCCGAGGGAATTGGTACAATTGTAGGGATTATCAAGTGGCAGGAATATCAAACTGCCATGCGTAATCAGGGGATGATTGTCCCCGATCAAGAAGCCCCTCAGGCTCCCATGGTCAGCACGCGGAACACTACGAGTCCGGCGGATCTTGGAAGTGATGAGATGGACGACTTGATTCGGAACATGATTCTCAACGCCTAGGCGGGCCGCTTGACCAGAGCGACACCCCGACAAGGGTTTTCGACCAGAAAACAGAAAACTCAAGTCTAAACAAGGAGAAGTAACAGATGGCTGTTACCATTCTTTCGGGTGTCGCTGACGACGCTGACATCCTTCAGGCCCGCCGTGTCGTTGACATGGATCCTGTCATCAAGCAGTTGGAGCCGGACGACGCTCCGTTCACCGTGATGCTTTCGCAGACTTCTTCGCGTCCCGCGAAGTCGCAGAAGGTTGAGTGGCTGTCGGATCAGTTGGTTCCCCGCCTGACCACGCTCGCCGTTGCCGTCCTCACGGCCGACACGACGATCACGGTTGCTACTGGCACTGGCGATTACTTCCGCGCCAACGACATTCTGCGTCTCGCCAATGGTGAGAACGTTCGTGTCACGTCGGTCGCTACCGATGTCCTCACGGTTGTCCGCAGCATCGGCACGGTCGCCGCTTCGGGCGTTGCAATCAGCACTGACGTTATCAAGATCGGTAACGCTTCGGCTGAGGGCGCAACGCTTGGCACCATCAAGATGACGCAGCAGGTTGCTAACTACAACTACTGCCAGATTCAGCGTGATCCGCTTGGATTCACCAAGACGCTGGAGGCTTCGGATCTGTACGGTGGCAAGGAGCCGCAGTACGAGGCGAAGCAGAAGATGATGGAGCATCGTCGCCAGATTGAGAACACGCTGTTCTTTGGTCAGCGCGACATCACCACGGCTGGCTCGCCGGTCGGCTACTGCGGTGGCCTCGTGGAGTTCATCTCCTCCAACATCACGACTGTCGGCGGCAACCTGACGGAGAGCGGCTTCGCGACGTTCCTCCGCACCGGTTTCCGTTACGGCTCGCGCAACAAGGTCCTGTTCGCGTCGCCGCTGATCGTGTCGGCTCTGTCCTCGTTTGCGCAGAGCAAGTTGGCCCCGCCGTCGTCCGACGTGAAGTCGTACGGTGTCTCCCTTCAGGAGTACCGTGGTGCTAACGGTGGTACCGTCAAGATCGTTGAGAAGCGTGACTGGCTGGACTACTCTACCACCAGCAACCAGATCGGCTCTTGGGCCGTGCTGGTCGACATGGACGACGTTGTCATGCGCCCGCTGCGCAAGACGGCTCTTCTCCCCAATCGTCAGGCTCCGGATGCGGATACGACGATTCAGGAGTACCTGACCGAGTACTCGCTGCAGGTCGGCGTTGAGCAGAACCACGCGATCCTGCGCGGTGTGACGGGCTACTAAGCCAACATTCCACCTACGGGTGGTCTTCGGGAGCCTCTGGCGCTACAATCTAATTTGTAGTGTCAGAGGCTCCTTTGTCTTACAGAAAGAGAGAAACCCAACATGCGTTTCGTTAGCCGCTCCGCTAACTACACCCTCATCGCACGCGGCGAGGCTGAGTATGATGTTTTTGAGACTGCTGAAGGAACGATGATTCCTCGCACTGTCAAGAAGCCGCCGCTGATCATTGAGTTCAAGCACGGCATGGCATACCCCGACGAGACGTATGCGGCAATGCTGCACTGGTCTGGCGCTCCGACTAATCGCACAGACCCTGAGCGCGTTGATGGGCACGGCGTTTCTGTACCCGACATTTTTGGCGCTGTCCCTTATCAGCGTGGCGTTATGATTCAGGATGGCGTTGGACGCATCATGGGTGTCAGTAATCCTGCTCGCCCTCAGTACAACTTTAGCCTGTTTGATAGCGAGTGGATTGCGGACGCAGACGACCGCAAGGAGGCGGAGGATGCTCTGCTGAAGAACTCTGATAACGGAGTTTGGTACGTCAAGGTTGACGCGCTTGAGGTTGCTCCTCCGTGGCCGAACTACAATAAGATCCGCGCCAAGAAGGGCATGACGGTCGCTGAGACAATTGCCGCGAAGTGCGACGAGGATGGGTATAGCGTTGCTGAGGTTCTCGCTTATGAGAAGGCGCACGCTAATCGTCCCGCTGTTGTGGCTGCGCTAGAGGCACTTGGCACTGAGAAGGCTGTTCAGGCTGAAGAGTCCGAGGCTCTTGAGGTGGAGATCGTCTAATGATTGGCGTTCCGATCACTGCCCACGCTGAGGAAACCGCCGATATCGTGCATGGCGAGGATCAGTCCACGATCAAGTGGTACATTGATCAGGAGGGTTTTGATCGGATTCGGGCGGGGATGGCTTGCAGTCATTGTCTTGAGCCATTCCCCGCTCCGCCTAGCATTCGCACTACCGCTGTTTGGCGCGAGCATGCGCACCATTACAGTGGCATTCGCACCAAGGACGAGTTGCTTGACCTTGTTGTCAAGGGGCGGTGCCCGATCTGCAAGAGCGAGGTTTCTAACGAGATGGTCGAAGTCAGCCATCGTGGCAAGGACGAGTTTGAGCCCACGGATGGTGCGTACTAATGGCGACTTTTTCTGACCTAAAGACTCGTGCGCAGAACATGGCGCTAACTGAAGACGAGGCGCTTGCTGGCGTTTTTGTCAATGACGTGTACCGTGATCTTGTTGTGCAGGCGCAGTTGAAGTGCACTAATTCAACAGAGACGCTTACGCAGGGTCAGAACCTGTACACGTTTTCTGGGTTTGGAATTACTGATCTTGGAATGATTCAGTACATTGTTTACCGCGCTCAGGGACAAACGGATGGCTATATTCTTGAGCCATCTGATCTTGAAAGTGTTCTTCAGTTGTCGTCAACTAATCCGACCGGCTATCTTCGCAAGTACGCGCTGCAAGGTTTGGACAATCTGTATGTGTGGCCATCGTCGCAAAGTACTGGTGACGTGCTGATTATCTATTACGCTCAGAACCCAGCAGATATGGTTGTTGCTGGTGACGAGCCGTCTGTTGTGCCAAGCCAGTGGCAGCACATGATCAGTGTTGGCGCAGCATCGCGCCTTGCTGACGCAGTCGGAGAAGACGTTCCGCTTGCTCAAGCGCTTCAGAATCGTTACGAACTCATGTACGCCATGTTTGTCAAGTGGGTCAAGGGCCGTCAGGGTCGTGGCACGCAGATGATGAGCAGTGGTTACACGCGTTCTACTGGTATGCCTCCGCACGATAGAAGCGCGTACTACTCCAATCCCGGTAATTACTAATGGCGGGCGCTAGCCGCTGGGCCGAATACTCCGACTTTTCTGGCGGAGAAATGAGCGACATTAGCGCCTCCCTTATCCCCGATAATGGCCTGCTCTATGCTGAAAATGTTTTTACGGATAAGTCTGGGCGCGTAACAAAGCGCGGTGGCATTCGTAATTTTCTTCAGAGCGCAAACTCTAATTACTTTAGTTCACTTGGAACTTCTGACGATTCGGAAAACCCAACGCTCCAGCGAGGATACGCATCTCGCATTTCGTCCAACAAAGTAATCCTTGATTCTTTTGAAATTGGCGTTGGCACAATTGGTGCCCTTAATACGGGAACGGTTTCAACAAACAATGATGTTGGTTCGTACGCGTCCGGGCTCATTGGTGAATCGTTTAACACGTTTGGCATTTGTGGGTTCCCTGTTGCTGAAAATTCCACGACACTTGGGGCGACATATAACGCGCTGCCATTTGTTTGGGCTGGCGGTGCCGATGCAAATGTAGGAAACTACACAACGACAAGCAGCGGAACCGCGACGTTTAAAGCCAACGATTCTAAGATTCAGTTTTCTACACTCGCGGTGTATAACACTTTTAAAGCGACAAGTATGGCTGGCCAGTTTTTCTATGCAACGACTGGTGCGGGAACAGGCCAGAACGAATACGTTGGCAAGATTGTTTCTCAGGACGATACGAACTTTACGATTACCGTAACTCCTACGCCGAAGAATGCTTTTGTCGCAACGTATTATTCTCGCTCAACAACGTTTGGCATGGGTGGTGCGAACTTTGAGAGCGGTGGTGGCGCTAGGCCAATGGGCGCTAACGCTGGCGTAATCCATCAGAATCGTGTTGTTTGTGCCACTCAGGCAGTAAGCAACTACACGTCACTTTCGGCTTTTACTCAACCAACATTTTCGCAGGTCGATGCTCGCGCAAACACCATTATGTGGAGTTCAATCACGGGCGAGGGCGCTACTGCGGTAAACACCAAGTCTGATGGGATGCTTGGTCTTCTCTATGCTGGTTGGCCAAAGAGTCAAACGCTAACGCTTGATACCGCTGGAATCACGGGCATTGTAAGTCTTGACGCAAATAACCTTATGGTTTTGTGTGTGGATAAGATTCTGATGATTAGCGGTACGCTTGGCACGGTTCTTCCTGCTGCTGGTGTAAACACGAACTCTGTAAACATTCGTACGCTTTCTACGAACATTGGGTGCGCGTACCCGAAGACGATCCAGAAAACTCCGAAGGGTGTGATTTTTTCTGACCTGAACACCGTCTATATCACTGACGGTTCGGATTTCGTCAATCTCATGGATGCAAAAGTTCAGTTCTCGTACGGGTACTTTTCTAGCACTGTTGGTATCTACGGCGCTGATTTCCCCTGCGGGTCTGCCATTATCCTCAACAACTACTACGTCCTATTTACCAAGTATGGCCTTGGCTGGATGTGCGATCTTTCAAATAGTTTTTCTTGGACAAGAGTTAAGGCAACTAAATCCGCGTCACCGTACTTTACGACGTTCGGTGTTGGGATTAATGACCCAACTGGTAGCGGACGCGTATACGCACCGTCGGTTCAAGTCGATTCTGCAAATCCGGATCCTGCAAGTGGTTCTAGGATTTGTCGTGTTGACACGATAGTTCTTCCGGACGCGGCTTTTGCATCTCCAGTTCCTGCTGGATATACAAACGGATCAGACCCGGACACAACTACAAGAGTGAACTGCAACGTTATTACTAAGTCGTACACGTTTGGATCTTCTTCGATGAAGCGTTTTCAGAAGATGGTATTTACGGGTCAGAATAGTGGGGTTACGATTGTTAGCCTCAAGAGTGGGCTTGACCCGGACGTTATGGCTAATGATGGTTCTTTTTATCTTGGGACTGTTTTCTACAATAGTCAGCCATCTGTTCGGAAGGATCTGCGCGGGACAGCACCGCCGGGACTCGCTGGGAAAAAGATTACAAACGTTGGGATGGCGTTTGGTTTCCAGACAGGGTTTACCGGAGCGACTGCTGGAGACTCGTTCTGGATTGACAAGATTTCGTTTAACTTTACCCCGACAAGGCAGGGCAGGGTTAAGCGGTAATGGCCCTTGACGAAAGCAACATCGAAGCCACACGGATCGCGCTAAGCGGCGCTGGCCCAATCCCGAACGCCGTCCTCTACAACAATGCTAAAGACCTAGCCGCCGCAATGAAAGCGGCAGGCGTCACGTTTGGTGGAACATCCGACCCGCTCCCCATCGGCTCCGTCGTCGCTTACTCTGGCGCGACAATCCCCACGGGCTATCTAGACGCGGATGGTTCTAGCCAACTCCGAGCATCCTACCCTGACCTCTTTACGGCTATTGGGACGACGTACGGGCCGGGTGCGGTTCCGGGGACGACGTTCGCGCTTCCAAACTTTGTTGGAACCTATACGAACTTCATCATTAAGGCGACGGCTGCGGCTGCTAGTACGACAGTGGTTAGTGAGACGCTCATTGCGGTGCCTCTAGGCTCGCTCCAGTTGTATGCGGGTAGTGTGTATCCGACTGGTTGGCTACGCGCTGACGGGACTGCTATCAGCCGCACAACGTACGCAGGCTTGTTCGCGATTATCGGGACAACGTATGGTGCTGGCGATGGCAGCACCACATTCAACCTGCCGAACCTCTCTTCTAGTGGTGTCCCTAGTCCGGTTTACATCATCAAGGTAACGCTTAGTGGCAGTGTTGAGCCGTCTACCGTTGCTCATGCTTCGTCGCATATTCGTGCTGGAACGGATGTCATTGACGGGGATCGGGTACAGATTGATTATGTGCCGTCTGCGTATACGCGGAATGCGGCTGCGCCCGGTGCTGGTGCTGTCACGGATCTTACTGCTCATCTTGCTGGGATTGACACGGATAAGTTGCGTGTTGGGGCTACTGCTGGCGGGGATCTTACGGGAACGTATCCAAGCCCAACAATCTCAAATATTACTAACGCCCCTATTCATAACAGTAATACGACTATTAGTTTGCGTACGTCTAATGTTGAGCGCATGGGAATTGACGCTAGCGGCCGAGTTACGTCGCCGTATCAGCCGGGATTCTTTGTTTACAACGCGGCAAATCTTGGCCGCGGAGCGGGAGACCAATCAGCAATGGTGTGGACAAACATTGTTTACAACACTGGGAGTCACTACAACACTTCAAACGGTAGATTTACTGCGCCAGTGTCGGGATACTATATGTTTTGCGCGTCTATCCGCCTTGATGGAGGTGGTGCCGGAAATTACATGCGATGGGGAATAAAAAAGAATAATACTGGTAATGGTTGGGATTCTCAGTACGGACAACAGCACGCCATTTTCGGCAGTACGCACCCTACTGATTACATTACACTGCCTGTAAGCACTGTGATTTATCTTGCCGCTAGTGATTATGTGTGGTCATGGGCGTTTCACATTGCAACCGGGACAACGTGTATTGCGGCCGAATCGTCGTTTTCCGGATACTTTCTTGGCTAGGAGAATTATGCCCAATTTCACTATCACTATCACCGATGCGGAGGCAGCAGCCCTTGCTTACGTAATGGCAGACCCGCAAGAATGGACGCAGAACGCCATTAGTGAACGCGCCCGTATCGCAAGCGAAGAACTCGTTGCGCGAGAAACTGCGCGGATGCTTGCCGACCCGAACATCACCACCATTCCTGCTACGGCTGAAGAGATCATTATGGCAGCAGAGCCGTACGTTGCACCAGAAGCACTAGTCGTGCCCGGTGACGTATGACTATTTTTGGTAGTGGACATCAAGTAGTAACCAGCACCACACGCCCCGCCACGCCCATTGGTGGACAGGTAATTTACGAAACTGACACCCAAAAGGTAATGACTTGGAATACGGTCGCGTGGGTAGAGGTTATGAAGTCCGGACTTACTGTTGCCGGTGGTGCGTTGAAGGGAACTTACCCAAATCCTACTTTTGCTAGTGCAAGTGTTGTTGCGAGTGGCGGAGTTGTTTCGTCCTTTTCTGATGCCTCTGGAGCGACCTATGGCGTCCATCGGTTTTTAAGTAGTTCAACGTTTAATGTGTCTAGTAGCGGACTTGTTGACGTGCTTATTGTTGCGGGTGGTGGTGGTGGAGGGTCGCTTGGCGGTGGTGGCGGCGCGGGCGGCGTGGTCTTGCTGTATGGGCTAACCGTTTCTGTTGCAAATCATAGTGTTGTTGTTGGGAATGGCGGCGCGGGCGGCGCGGGCGGCGGGGGTTCAAACAACGGGGTAACTGGTCAGAACAGCACTTTTCTTGGCAATACGGCGTTTGGTGGCGGCGGCGGCGGGGCGCATACAAACCTTGGCTTAAATGGCGGCTCTGGTGGGGGCAACGGGTACGGGCAAGCCGCGAGTGCTTTGGGCGGATTCCCACTAAGCGATCAAGGAAGTTTTGGGGGAGCGAGTTTGTCTGTTAACCCATACCTTAATGGTGGTGGTGGAGGGGCTGGTTGTTCTGGCGGGGATGCCGCCGGTACACACGCTGGCGTTGGTGGGGATGGGATTAGGAATGACATTACGGGTAGTCTTGTTTGGTATGCCGGTGGTGGCGGCGGCGGGAAGCATAATGATTTTGCCGGGACACAGGGACGTAGGGGGATGGGTGGCGGTGGTGATGGCGGTGCAAACTTTGCTGGCGCAAATGGTACGGTTAATACAGGTGGTGGCGGTGGTGGCGGGGGATACCAAGCCGGGACTTTTTATGCTGGCGGAACTGGCGGCAGTGGTATTGTTGTAATTAGGTATCGTACGTCTTAATCTTTAGGAAGCATTATGTCTCCAGCATTCTCCGGCCTAGGCCCAACAGTAGGAACATACGCAGAACGAGTCGCCCTCGCGTCGCCACCACTTGGTCAACTCTTCTACCAGTACGACACGGACGAGTACGTTAAGTACGGTATTGATGCTGATGGCACTAATCGTTGGATGCAAATGAATGATAATCCTCAGCGCAATCTTGTAATCAACGGTTCCTTTAACGTATGGCAGCGCGGAACATCGTTCAACCCAACGTCTGTAAATACTTTAAGTGGCAACAACTATGGTGTTGATCGTTGGCAAATGCTTCAAGCAACCAATAGGTCAGTCGCGTTTTCTCAGTTTGCTATTGGCACTAGCGATCCTGCTGGCTATAACTTTTGTACTCGCGTTGGGCGCCAGACTGGCGACACGTTTGTTACTCCGTTTATTCTGCAGACAAGTTTTGAATCACGGAACCTTCGGAGCGTGCGTAATAAGTATGTGACTCTAAGTTTCTGGGCTAGGGCTGGCGCTAATTATTCTGCCGCATCTAGTTTTCTTACCTCACAGATTGTAAGGGGTATTGGAACTGATGGTACGGTAGGTAACTTTACAAGCGATACGCCCATTTCTCTTACAGACCACGTTTTGACTACTTCGTGGAAGCGGTTTACGATGACAACAACTGCTGTTGTTCCAACAACTACTAATCAGTTGGGTATTAAGTTTACGTTTACGCCCACTGGTACGGCTGGTGCCTCAGATTATTTTGACATTACTGGTGTGCAGTTAGAGGTTGGTACTGCTCCTAGTGATTTTGAGTTTGAACAGTTTGAGACTACGCTTCGCAAATGCCAAAGGTACTATCAACGTATAAATGCAGTTGTCGGCGCTCATATTGCAACACTTACATTTTATGGCGCAGATCGTGTTTGGGGAAATTTGTATTACTTGCCAACAGTAATGAGAGCAACACCGACAAGTATGAGTGTATCTTCTGCGGGGCATATTAGTTGCTATAACTCTATTGGTGGTTCAATTGCGGCGGCTACGTCAATAAATTTGCAATCAACTCCTCAAAATCTATTTACTGGAGGAATCGTTTTGGCTTCTAGTATTGGTACAACCAGTCAGCCGGGTATTTTGGTTTGGAATAATGCTTCTGGGTGGCTTGATCTTAGTGCGGAATTGTAGTTCTGACGTGGCGTCTGATACTCTATAACTATGTATTTGTACGACGCTCAGCGCACAAACTTTCAGACTGCAATGCCGCGCCTCGCCACGAAGCCGGGTCAGCAGCGCCAGTTGATGCCGCGTAGTATGAATCGTGGCAAGGCTGCGATGCCGCAGCCCGCTATGCCGATGCCTGCTGGCGCTTCTAAGGGGCAGCGTCCTGCTCCTGTTTCGATGGGGACGGGTAATGTTGGTGGTGCTCCGATGCTTGCGAAGAAGCCGATGCCTGCTGATGGTGAGATGAGCATTATGCCGGTGAAGAAGGGTGCTGGTGGTCCGATGAAGTCTGCTGATATGATTAAGAAGATGGCTGCTTTCAAGCCACAGATGTAGGAGAGAGTTATGCCTCAGTTTGATTTGAAGGGTCGCGGCGACGTTGCTGGCGCTATTTCCAAGGGCACTGCGGATATGGCCGCTAAGAATCCGAACGGCCCCAAGAAGGCTGCCGCAAAGTCTACTGTGACGAAGTCTGATTCGTCTGAGACGAAGACGATCCCTGTTCCGGGTACGCTGAATTATTTTATGCGTAAGACGGAGAAGGATGGTAAGGGTAACGCGAAGAATCGCGCGTATACGATGTGGAAGCGGTATAAGCAGTCTCAGCGTCGCGGGTCGTAATGGCTCGTAAGCCTCCTGCTCCGGGCAGGCCTCCTGTTAGGCCCGCCGCCCCGCCTCCGCCTAAGCCTGCGTCTCCGCCGCCTAGGCCCAATCCGTCTAAGCCGCCTGCTCCGGGCAGGCCCCCTGCTCCGGGTAAGCCGCCTACGCCTCCGGCGGGTAAGCCCACGCCCGGGCCTGTCGTTCGCGGGCCGGGTGGTTCTCCTAAGACGAAGCCGCCTAAGCCTGCGGGTAATCCGGGGCCGGGGCGTTCGTGGGTATTTAAGAATGGTAGTTGGGTTGCAGAGCGTAAGACTGTTGCTGCAAATGTGAGCGCTCCGGCTGGGGCTACTGGTGGCAGGACGCAGACGGGTAATAACGGTAGCGTTGTTCTCGGTGCCCCCGCTTCTGATGCTGATACTGGTGTCGATACTGGTGACGCCGGTGTCGGTGCTGCTGTTGAACCGCCAGTAACGTCTAAAACTCCTGAGCAGATTGCTGCAGATGTGGCAAAGTCTGCACAGTCTTCTGTTGCGATGAGGGATCCGGCTCTTGCTGGCAGGTACACGAGCGAAACTACTGGTCTTGGTGGCCTTGGAATTAAGTACACGAAGGCTGGGGGTGGGACGGCGACCTACGAAGATATCTTTGGTTCTGTCGCTCCGGGGTCTAGTGTTGACCGTAGCAAGTTTGAAGTGCGTGATGCTCTTGGACGCGTGGTCAATAGGGATCTTCTTGGCAGTGATGTTTATGGTGGCGCTGCTGCTACTGATATTGCTGGAACTGCGCTTGGTAATGAGATCCTTGGTGCTCGTCGTGCTGCTGCTAGTGAGGCTGAGGGGCGCTCGTCTAGTGGTGTTTCTGGTGGTGGTTTGCGGAATGCTGCAGGTGAGGTGCAGGGGCAGCGTGAGGGTGCGGCTATTACTGGCTTGCTTGGCAAGTTGTATGGCATTGAGGGTGACATTACGAATGAGCGTACTAAGACGTATCAGGATGCTCTTGAGACTGCTGCTGGTGGGGATATTGGTCGCTGGGCTCCGGAGCCTAGTGCTCCTGCTGGCGGTTCGACTCCGCCCCCTGCGGAGCCCAAGCCTAAGCCGGTTAAGCCTAAGCCGGTTAAGCCTAATGTTCCTAAGGCTCCGGGTGGTTCTCCTAAGACGAAGCCGCCTAAGCCTGCTGGTAATCCGGGGCCGGGCCGCAAGTGGGTCTATAATGCAAAAAGTAATTCTTGGCAGGCGGCGCGCAGATGATCACTGACATTCAGAAGAAGAAGAAGTAATGGCGAAGCCTAAGAAAACAATTCCCGGCCCGTACGATACGCCGTTTATGAACAGGCGTCAGCGTGAGCAGAAGGCTCAGCAGACAGCGCGAGATGCGGTTGAGAGCGTTGCGCAGATTGATGCTCGTCGTCAGCGCGAGGAACTTGCTGCTCAGGGGATTACGCAGTCGTTTCAGGATATGCTGCGCGAGCAGGCTAATGCTCAGACTAATCGTCTTGCTGCTATTCAGGCTTCTGCTGGTCAGAATGTTGGTGCTGGTACGCTGGCTTCTTCGATTGCTGGCACTACGCAGGCTGCTGATCTTGCGCCGCGTCTTGCTGCTGGTCGTGGTACGGAGATTGTTGCTGATGTTAATGCTCGTGCTTCGCAGGCGCGTAAGGAGCGGGCGCAGGATTTTCGTAAGTATCTGACGCAGGCTCGTGCTGATGTGGAGGCTGGTGAGCGCGAGAAGCAGGCTGCGCGGATTGAGTCTGCTGCTACTGCTAAGGCTTATGATCTGAAGTTGAAGGATTATGAGCGCAGTAATTACGAGTCTGATCGTAATTATGATCTTGCTGTGGCTAGGTACGAGTCGCAGTTGGCTAAGGTTGACACTGGCAAGATTGATGATCTGATCCCGACGTTCTCTACTATGGCTAAGGATCTTGCTTCGAAGAAGGGTACTGGCGCTTACGAGGGCGAGGTAACGTACGTTAACTCTGTTACCGGTAAGAGGGAGACGCTTCCTGTGAGTGGTGTTGACTTTAAGCCTGCTGGTAAGTCTCAGGCTCAGCGTGATGCTTTTTGGAAGAGTTACATTGAGAAGAAAATTGGTGCCAAGATCTCTGGTATTCCTGTGCGTACTGTTGAGCGTGGCTCTACAAAGACTCCTCCGCTTGATATTGCGAAGGCAATGTTTGATTCTGCCGGAACCCTTGGGTCGTTCAGTACGGCTGAGATTTATCAGGCAATTATGCGAACGCCCTTTGGCATGATGAATGCCGCTGCGGTGCGAGAGGCGTATCAGGGGATGTAACTTGCCCCCGACTCCTCGCGACCCAAAGAAGCCAGTCATCATCACCTCGGGGCCGGGCCGTCCCGCTCCGATCAAGAAGCAGCCACTCCCGGCTTACGGGCCGTACAAGTTGCCGCTTACGGATGTTGAGAAGCGCATTGTTATTAAGAAGCGCACGCCTAAGTACATTGATACGCCGCAGGGGAGGATCGCTACTGGTGGTGGTGGCGTTGGATTCTTTACTAAGGGCGACAAGGGTAAGATCATGGGGCGCGTTCGTGAGCGTGCCATGGAGCGCGAGGGTGCGTTGCGCGACAAGGTTGAGCGTCAGCGCGTTGCTGCGTCGGAGCCTCGGCTTGCTGCTCCGCCGTTGCCTAGCCTGAAGAGCGTTGTTCGCGAAAAGAAGAAGGAAGATTCTGACACGGGTTTTCTTGAGGGCCTTGCTGACGACATTGGTCTTGACGACTTTTATCGGGACAATGTTCTCCCGACGGTTGGCCGTGCTTTTGGTCAGATGTTTGAGAATGCGAAGGAAACGTATGGCGTTAGCGTTGTCTCTCCGGGCCTAAACATTGCCCGTACTGTTGCTGACGCTACGGGTGTTAGTGACAAGATTGATGAGCCGTTTGATTATGCAGCAAACCTTGTCAAGGGTGGCGCTGGTATTGCGAAGACGCAGGGCTTTGATCGCGCTAAGCCGTATGTTGCTGGTGTGATTGATGGTGCTTCGAAGTTGGGCAAGGGCGGAGTTGAGGCTGTTGGCAAGGTAGATGATTTCTTGCAGACAGAGGTTCCTGTCTACGATTCTGTGAAGACGTGGACTGATCGTAACGCTGTGCAGCCGTCGAAGGATGCGGCTGTTGAAGTGTTGTCGCGTGTGACGGATCAGCCAATCAATAGGCGCATTGATAAGGCAGACGAGTTTGATCGTAACTTTGTTTATCAGGCCAACGATATTACGCAGCGCGGGATGGAGCGCGAGACTGCTGCTCCTCAGGAGCGCCGTGATGTGTGGGTGCAGATGGCGCTTGGCGAGTTCGACGACCCGGCTTGGGAGGGTTACAAGTCTCCGTTTACTCGTGAGCAGTTGAACAGGATGTCGGATTACGAGTTGGCGAATGCTGCGTATGGTACGCATACGAGCACGATTGCTTCCTTGTTTGAGGCTGCTAAGAATGATCTGAAGAAGATTGGCGCTATGCCTGCGGCGATTGGCGCGTTGTCGCGGCAGATTCAGGACGCGAATGACAAGGGTGATTTTCGCGGCCTTGGCAACATGGCTGAGTTCCTTGTTCGTCAGGGCGTGTCGAACATGGTGGCGCTTAGTAAGGCGAACCTGTATGTGATGACTGGCGGGAAGGCTGGTAATTATCAGGATCTTGTTCGTGCTTTGCAGGCTGAGCCGATTCTGACTGGTCTTGATGTTGCCTCTACGGCAACGATTTATGGTAAGGCTGCCACGTTTGGCTTGAAGTCTGGCGGCGCTCTTACTAAGGCTGGCTCTATTGCTAGCCGCGTCCCGGGTGCCGTTCCTGCTGGCCGTGTTATTGCTCGTGGCGCTGAGGCTGCTGCCGCTCGTCCTATTGCCGGTGCTCCTCTTCGGGCTGCTGCTACGACTGGTCGCGGGTTGCGCCGCATCGCTGATGTTGAGGAGGTTCAGGTTCGCGATCCAGCCATGGCTGCAGTTGGGGATATCGCTGGCGCAACGGTTGGTGCTGACCGCACGTTCAGGCCGTCCTCCTCGTTCTTCTCTAAGTCTGCTTCGCTTTTGCGCAAGCGGCTATACGAGGGGAACAACCCCGTTTCGCGTGCTATCTACAAGCGCGGAGAAGTCGCTGATGCTAGCAAGTTCCGCGCTATCGCGTCTGCTGTTGTCGAAGAGTTGGGAACTGAGCGTGCCGCTCCTGTCGTCAAGGCGTTCAAGGAGATCTTTGATGAGGATCCAAACGTGGCGTTGCGCGTCATGTGGGATCTCAGCGGTTCTGAATCGTTCAAGATGCCCGAGGGACTTGGCGGTCGGGTTGTCGATCTGACACCGGGTAAGCGCGCTGACGAGTTGGAGAGCGTACTTGCTGGGCAGTTGTGGGTTAGGCGTGCGGATAAGGGTGGTGATGATGCGTTTAGGTTTAGCGATGCTTCTCCGGGTGAGGGTTGGGTAAACGTTGTCGCGAAGAAGCCTAAGGGAATGCCCAAGGGCAGCGTTATCAAACTAAGTAAGATTGAGAAGACGAACATTGAGCAGAGCATTCTGCTTCTTCGCAAGATTGATGATCTTCCAGAGGATGTTGTTGCACGCGCTAAGGAGCGCCTTGACGCCCCGTATCGTGAACAGTTTGGCGAAACGATTGGTAAGCGGATTGGTGGGCGTAATGCTCCGGAGGGTTCGCTTACTGATGTTCTGCAGTTGCAGGAGTTGCAGAATATGAGAAGTATTGACAGGCTCGGTGTGGGGGTTGACCGGCGTGTTGCTAACATTTCTCCAAGTGTTCAGTCGCGCTTGTCTGAACAGTTTGGTATTGGTAAGCCGACTGGTATTGGGCGTCGTGATATTGCTGGTGTTGCTCGTCTTCAGGATGAGACGATTGCTCGTTTGATGCCGCTGGTTGGTGACGAGTTTAGGGCTGAGGTTGAGCGGATCATCGGCGAGGAAAGGGTTAAGGTAGAGGGTAGGTTGCAGGATCTGCGCGACCAGATCCAACGTCAAGAGCGTGCTTCCGAAAATATTCAGGAGGCGCAGAATACTATTGACGAATTGAATTTTGAGATTGATCAAATCAATCAGCGCCTTGGCGCGTTGGATGCTGAGAGTCCTGATCGCGTTGCGCTGACTACTCAAGAGGCAAGCGATCTCGCTGATGAGCACGTTGCCTTCTGGGATACATACCTTCAGGACTCCAAGTCTGCTTCTGCTGGTGTGCGAAACATCATTGAGGAAGACCCGTACATTGATCCTAAGGTCGTACTAGGCGAAAAAACTGCTGATGCCACGGGTAGTAACACTGGTGGTTCTTCCGGGTTTTGGACAGGAACCGATGGTGTCAGGCGGTATGTCAAGGAATACGACGATCCGGGTCAGGCATTTGACGAGGTTATTGCCAATACGATTTATCGCGCTCTTGGGATTAGGGTTCCGGAAAGCAAACTTGTCAGGGGCGAGAACGGCGAAATCCTTGTTGCCAATACTATTGTCGATAACGTCACTAACCCATTCAACGCCAATTTCCTTGACGCGGAAGAAAAACTTCAAAATGCTGAAGCAATTCTTGACGGAATTGTCGCTGATATTTGGCTCGCAAACTGGGACGCAGTTGGTATTGGGGCAGAGAATATTGGGAATACTGGAGTTGGGATTCCATTCAGGCTTGACCAAGGCGGCTCGCTATTCCACCGCGCTCAGGGGGAACTTAAGCCAAGCGAGTCTCTTGACAAGTTCGACATTGAGGATTTTGTAACGCAGAATCCAGAGTACGCTTCCGTCATCAAGGCTGCTGGTTTTGAGAATGTCAAGGATATTCCGGGACTTAGCCAGCAGTTGTTTGAGATTATGAAAGTTGTCGATTCCTTTGATGGGATGGGCAACTTTGTAGACAAACTTCTTGAGCCGTTTAAGTTGAGTGACGAGAATGTTGGGCGCTATGTGAATGTTCTTTACAGGCGTCTTGAAGAACTTAAGAAGCAAATTGATTTTGAATACGAAGATTACTTTTTTGATATTAACGCTTCTAAGCAGTCGATTAAGGAAGATATCGCTTCTCAAACTGGTATTGATGATTTTGATTTTGCCAAGTCATCTGCTGATTACTACATGGGTACTGGTTATGAGTACATAAATGATGAACTCCGTGGTGGAGTTGTTGAGCCGGGTAGTGTTATTGAGAAGAGAATCAACGCAATCGATTCTCTTATTGAAAATTCTCCTGCGACGACTAGCCCAATGGTTGTGTTCCGTGGAGCAAAAGGTCTTTACGATGAACTCGTTCCCGGGGACACCATTGTCGATAATGGTTTTATTTCTACTGGGTTGGAAATTACTACCCCTGAATGGTTTGGCGGGGTTGACTATAGTAGGGGTGTTTTGCTTGAGGTCTATGTACCCGAGGGAACGAAGGGTCTTTACGGTAACGCTGTTAGGTATGCCGAAAGCACTCAGGATTCTAAGCAGGGCCTTAACCCGAACGATTTTGGTTATTCGGAGAACGAATTTATTCTTCCTCGCGGTACCGAGTTTTACGTTATTGATGTAAACAATTATGCGAGCGGAGCAAAGATTGCTCGTGTCTACGCGATTACTCCCGGAAGCAAGTTTTCAATTGAAGACATTCCCGAGTTTGGTGGCACGAAACAGAAGGTAATTCTTAGCGAGCGTCAAGATATCAACACAGCGGACATTGAGGGTCTTGAGTCCGATATTGCTGATTACTCCAAGCAGGCCGATCTTCTCCCGGAGACAAGGAAGGCGTACGAGGAAGCACAGAAAGACTATGAGTCTATTCTTGCTGCGCAAAATGATATTGACATGATCGCTGAGTCGCTTATGCGTGACGTGATTGAGTCTGGCGCAATCCCGACGGGCGCTCGTGTGCATATCCCAACACTTGGTAGCCCTAAGGGTGCGAAGAAGACTGTGCTTCCTAAGGAGGCGCTTGCTGGTCGTGGTCGTCCTCGCGACATGCTCAATATTTACACGGGTCAGTTTGCTTTGCTTGGTTCGGTTGAGGATCTTGAGCGCTTCTCTGGCGCTCTTGCTCGTAACCTTCGCATTCCGTTTATTGCGTTTGAGTCGGTTACGCGCTTTACGGATTACTTGATGCGCACTGGTACGACGATTAAGTTTGCTGATGATAAGGCTACTTTTAAGCAGCAGAAGGCCGATCTTGTTGAGGCTGGGATTATCAACGGGAATGGCGAACTTGGTTCTGATTACGTTGTTCTTCCGGTTAACGAGCAGACTGGTTTTCTTGACGCTGACTCTTTTGCGAAACTTGACTTTAAGAAGGCTGAGGAGGTCGGGACAAAGGGGCGTAGTGATGCTGGCATTGACGATGCTCAGATTGCTGTGATCTTTGAGAAGGCCCTAGACGATAATGCGTTTGACAATCTTGATTCGATTGAGCGTGGCAGTAGGGTTGTCATTCTTAGCAAGAAGCGTCTTGAGTCCTTGAAGAACGAGATGGCTGCAGCCGCTAAGGCTCCGGGGCTGCTTAGGCGTATCACTCGTCAGTGGGTTCGCTTTACTCTTACGACTCTTCCTCGTACTCCGATTGCGAATATCGCTGGTTCTGGTTTGTTGTCTGCTCTTGGTGGTGGGCTCGGCGGATACCCGGAGGCAATGCGTATGCTGCGTCGTGGTCAGGCTCCGCCAGAACTGTTGAACAATGGCTTGGCTGGTTCGTTTGACGAGGGGGGCGATCTTGTTATTGCTCCTGAGCGTGGCGCTAAGTTCCGTGGCGCTCAGCGTTACATGAATTACATCTATTACTACAACGTAATGGGTGAGGATCTTGCTCGCTTGTCGGTATTCATGCAGTCAATGAAGCGGGGGCTGAAGGATCCTAAGACTCGCGCCAAGATTGATGCTGAACTTAAGGAAGTGATGGATCTTAATGATTCGTTCCAGACCCTTCTTGAGGCTGTCTCTCGTGGCGAGTTTGCGAATGGTAAGGCGCTTACTCCGGAGTTGGTCAGGATTAGGGATAACGCTCTGCAGAAGGCTGAGGATTTTCTTGGCGGCGCTCGCGGTTTGACGAGTCGTCAGCGTCTCGTAACTACGGCTGTGCCGTTCTGGATGTGGTACAAGCATATCTTCAAGTTGTACTTCTATACGCTTCCGTTCAAGTACCCGGGGCGGGCGTTGACGCTGAATGCTATGGCTCGTCTTGGTGCTGAGGAGTCTGCTCGTAATGGCTTCTACGATTCGTTCTACGAGGATGCGATCAAGGTCGGCGAGGAGGCGTTTGGTAGCAACATCTACTCTAAGGGTCTGGCTACTAATATCTTCCCGTTCAACTTTGGTGGCGCACTTGAGTACGACGAGGGCGCTCCGGGTGTCCAGTTTGCGCTGTCTAACATTGCCCCGACTATTACTGTTCCTGCTCGCCTTGCTGGCATTGGTATTCCGGGCGCTCCGATTATCGGTGCGGGCGGTGAGCGTTTGCGTCCCGGTGATGTGTTCGCCCCGGGGTATGCGGAGGCTGGCGTGGCTGAGGCTGAGAAGTTACTTGCTCCGCTTGGGTTGGCACAGAGCACGCTTGCTCCTAGGTCTAGCCTTATCTTTAATGCGTATCGCCTTGCTTCTGGGCGGCCGTTGCCTAGGGCGGAGCAGCGCGGTGAGGGCGAGCAGTACGCTGTCACTCCGCGTGGCGCTGCTGGGCTTGGGTTGCCGCAATCTGTGCTTGATATGTTCATGCGTAGTTTTGGTTTGAGTGTTGTTCGTACTCCTGTCCGTGGCCCTGTTGCCGAGCGGCGTATCATCGATGAGCAGGCGCGCCTTGCGGAAGAGGCGCGTAAGCGCTATCGCGAGAGCCTTGGGTTAGACTACTAGCATGGCGTCTTACTTCAGCGACATTGCTCCGACTCTTGCTAAGCGCAGCAAGTTGAACATTCGTCTTCCACTAAAGGATGACGCTGCCAGTCGTGCAGTTGTGGTTCCTAGTGATCCGCGGTTTGATGCTAATGCCGGGTCGGCTCCCGTTGGCATGCAGTACGGTGGTGCGCAGGACGGTCGCGTATTCAATATTGGCGGCTACCCGGTATCCGTGAAGGGGAAGATTATTGGGAATCCGGGCGCGGGGACGCACAGTATGGGCAACTGGGAATCTGATAACGCCATTGATATCTCAACTAAGGATGGGACTCCGATCCTTGCTACGCAGGACGGGACTATCTCTAAGACGTTTGCTAGCAGCATGGATCCGAAAAGTCGGATGGCTGGCATTCAGGTTCACTTTAACACTGGTGATAACGAGTGGTTCTATACGCACTTGTCTCGCCTCGCTGGTGGTATCAAGGCCGGTACAAAAGTGAAGAAGGGGCAGGTCATTGGTTACAGCGGTAGCGCTAACGGCGTTGGCCATCTCCATCTTGGTGTGAAGAACGGCAATCCCCTTGACTTGTTGGGGCTACGGTGAGCGACGATAACGTTAGCATCATCCTCCATCGCCTTGAAGAGATGGATAAGAGACTCTGCCAGATTCATGCAGAAGTGAAGAAGACTAATGGTCGTGTAACTTCGCTGGAAATGGAGAATGCTAAGTGGAGGGGATTTGCTGAGGGGCGTCGTATTCATGGTATGATCGCGGCCAGTGTTATTAGTGGCGGAATCCTTGCTGCTACTATCTGGTTTGTTACTACTGCTATCTAGTACACCCTAACTGGAGAAGAGATGCGTACTCTCACTTTGACTTCGCCCGTCATGCGCGGCGAGGATGTTCGCACAGCACAGCGCAGGCTAAATAACTTTGGCTGTTTTGCTGGTGCTGAGGATGGGATTTTTGGTGAGCAGACCGCTCGCGCTTGTTCGCAGGCTAAGTGGATCCTTGGTTATGCGAACAAGGATGTGAAGCCTATCTATGGCGACACGCTAAACGATTACTTGCTTGGCTTGAAGAAGCCGAATCTTGTTATGCGTCAGCGTGCGAAGAGCCGGTCGAATGGCAAGACGCTTGGCGAGAAGGCGCTGAAGATTGGGCGTGGCTTTGTCGGTGTGAAGGAAGATCCGCCGAACTCTAATCGTGTGATGTTCTCAGAGTGGTACGGAATCATTGGCCCTTGGTGCATGATGTTTGTTACCTATTGTTTTGTGCGGGCGGGTAGCAAGGCATTCAAGCGTGGTGAGAAATGGGCGTACTGCCCGTTCGCTGTGGATGACGCGCGTGCGCAGAAGGGGACGAGCATTGTCGCGCGTGGCCAAGAGCGCAGTGGCGACATCGTGTTCTTTTCTTGGAAGCGTGATGGTGTTGCGAACCATGTCGGCATCCTTATCAGCGTGAATAAGAATGGGACTATTCTTACGCTTGAGGGTAATACCAGCACGGGAGATGACTCTGATGGCGGAGAGGTGCAGGTGCGCACCCGCGACGTTGCGGATGTTCTCTGCTACGTCAGGGCGGTCATCTGATGCGACTCATCAAGGTACGCGAGGACTTCTCTAAGACTGTCCCGCATGTAAACCTGTATCCGATTGGCGATACGCACCTTGGTGCCATCGACACGGACGAGTCTACGCTCCGCGCCGACATCAAGAAAATCGCCGACGATCCGTTCGCCCGCATCATCTTCATGGGCGACTGTGGTGACTGCATCACTCATCGCGACCCGCGCTTTGCGGCTGGCATGTGGGCGCAGCGCTACATCGAAGCGATGCACCATGAGGGTGGCGTTATCACTGAGACGGTTGAGCACGTCGCAGAGTTGTTCGATCCGGTTCGGTATAAGATCTGGGCTTGGCTTTCGGGCAACCATGAGCGCACGATCCGTAAGCACACTGATCGCGAGATCGGCAACGAGATCTGCGCTCTGCTTGGTATCCAGTCGAAGTACCTTGGGTACGGCGGATTCGTCCGGGTGGAGTGGCATCGCTCGTCTACGAACTCTGGGCCGCAGGCTGTCACCGTGATCGACGCTATGCATGGTTGGCAGGGTGGCCGCAGGTCTGGTGCGAAGTTGAACCAGATGGAAGTAGAGTTGTCTTACACTGATGCTGACATGATCCTGCGCGGTCATTCGCATGATCGTGTTGCTCAGGTAATCCAGTCGTTGCGTGTTGCGCGTGGTGGTGTGCAGGATTGGCCTCGCGTCATCGCCCACACTGGAACGTACAAGCAGGGCTGGGTCGATACTGGCAATGATGAGACGCACGATACTTGGGAGGAGACCAAGGGTTTCCGCAAGCGCGGATCTGCGACTACTGGCCCCCCGGTCATCACGATTATCCCGACCCTTTCTCTTGATCGCCCTAGCCGTGTGCGCGAAGGCGGTACACTTAATGCAAGCGTCAACTACGAAGTGAGGATCTAAAGTGAATCTCAATCCTAAGATTGCGTCGGCTGGTATTGCCGGTGCGCTGACCGTTGTACTGATGTGGTGCGCCAGCCTGTTCGGGCTTGAGATTCCTGCTGAAGTCGCGTCGGCTATCACCATCATCATCGCGTTCGCTGCTGGGTACATTCGCCCGCAGGGTTCGTGGTCGCCGCGTGACTAGCGGTTTCCTCTACCGGCTCAACAAGCAGATCCTTCAAGCGCGAGAGCGCGTCATCAGCGGCCAGTTGTGGGCTGCCGATGACGCGCTCCGTGAGATCCAGCGTCAGATCAGTAGGGAACTATATGGGGATGTTGAGCAGGCTCCGCGCAAGAGACTGGTCAGTCGTGGGATGCATCGCAGCCGCAAGCCTCACAC